TGAGAACCTCTGATGATTCCTTTTCATCTTTGTGGGTATCTAGATATACATCAAGACCTTTTAGCTTATCGTTCAAATAGGATTCTTTGTTTTTCAAATCAGCAATAATCCTATTGCTTTCTTTACTCAACTCTGTTAGGTCATTAATGACTTCTGCCTGTAATGCTAACTCTTTTTGTAATGCTTCTACCTTGGCTTGTGCTATAGCAGCATCTTCTATAGAACTTTTCCAAATGTATATACCACCACCAGCAATGATAGCCATGACTATTCCTAAGACTAAATTGATTGTCCAATTATTAATAGGCATCTTGACACCTCCATACAATCTGCTATAATATATAGTATTAGGAGAGGAAGCAATGATCTTATGTTCCTGTAATATTATTACCGAGGATAAAATTAAGGAATTCCTTAACGGTAAAAAACGCCAACCATCTGTTGGTACTATTCTAAAAGAAATCGGATGTTCGCAAGTGTGTGGTACTTGCTCCAATAGCATCGTAAGTATAGTGAGAGATCATTATGGTAGTATAGAAATCTCTACTGATGATCTGATTTCAGACTTTATCAAAAAAAATGGTAAATATTGTCATCTGTAAGGAGAAAATATAATGCTTGTGAAGATCGGACCATATGTTAAGTGGTGGGGTCCCTATCAACTCGCCGAACTAATTCCATTCGTCAGTGAAGATACACATGACAAGATCGGATCTTGGCTGTCTAGAACTTGGATCGATGACGTTTGTGAATGGTTAAACAGCAAAACCAAACGCAAGGTCGAAGTTCGTATTGACAAGTATGACACTTGGAATATGGATAATACACTCGCACTCATTATTCTTCCTATGCTTAAACAACTCAAAGAAACTAAACAAGGTTCACCATTAGTTGATGATGAGGATGTTCCTGCACATATGCGTCATACCTTGAGCAAAGGTACTGATGATTGGGAAACGGACGACCGATGGATTCATTACAAATGGGAATGGGTTCTCAATGAAATGATTTGGGCATTTGAACAAGAACTTGATGATGAATGGGAAGATCAGTTTGTTCATGGTGAACCAGATTATGAGTTTATCCATGTTGGTGGTGAGGTTGGAACCGAAAGTGAATTGAATGAAATGAAACAAAAGAATCCCAACTATTGGGTTGACAGAGAAGGCATTAAAGAGTATAATAACAGAATAGATAATGGATTTAGATTGTTCGGTAAGTATTATCGTGGGCTATGGGACTAAGGAGATTGAGTATGACTTTTGATGGTAAGAAAGTAGATATCCTCGCTGAAGAGTTTAATCAGCGTGCCTTTGATGGTAAGTGGGAACGTATCGTCAAGATTATGGATCTTGACAACTCCTATTCGTTTATAGGAGAAAATGGTAGCCGTATGACCCATATTCCTGAGAAGTGGATCACGGTTGGAGTTTATGATTACTTAATGGAGATTGTAGATTAATGGCAAAGAATTTGAAACTAGTCCGCCTATTCACAGGCGAAGATGTTTTGGCCGATGTTATAGAGGTCAATGATAAGTTTGTTAAGCTAAAGGATCCTGTCCGTGTTATGGTCATTCCTTCGAAGGACGAAACACAGCCAGGTATTGCTCTTGCGCCTTTCACACATTGGTCAAAGGACAAAGAGATAGACGTTTACATCCACGTGGTTATGTGTATAATGGAGCCTATCACGGAGTTTAAGAACCAATATAATGCTGTCTTTGGTGGAATCGTAATGGCAGAAAACAAGATCATCCTACCTGGTGAAGGAGCGTAATGAAGTTCTACACTAATGCTGAAATTTGGGGTGGTAAAATACTTTACCGTGGTGTTGAGAATGGCCGTAGAGTTAGGCTAAAGTCTGAGTATCATCCTACTCTATTTGTTCCTTCTGACGATCCAACCAAATACAAAACAATTCATGGTGAGTATGTGGCTCCTTTCAAGCCGGGTACCATCAAGGATTGTCGTGACTTTATTCGTCAGTATGATGGTGTAGAAAACTTTAGAATATTCGGCAATACTAGGTATCAATATTGTTTTCTTGCTGATGAATACCCTGGTGTAGTAGACTGGGATATTTCACAGATTAAGATTGCCAATATCGATATCGAGGTTGGCTCTGACAATGGCTTTCCTGAACCTGATCATGCCAATGAACCACTTACGGCTATCACCATTAAGATGGACGGACACTTTACAACATTTGGTTGTGGTGATTATACTAATCGCCGCAATGATGTTACTTATATAAAGTGTGCTGGTGAATATGATTTAATCAATAAGTTTGTTGGCTGGTGGGAGTCGGACTATCCAGATATCATTACTGGATGGAATGTGGCTAACTTCGATATCCCATATCTTGTTAATAGAATCCGTAAGATCAATGGTGATAAAGTTGCCAATAGACTTTCACCCTGGAATGTTATCAATGATAGACAGTTAGACTTTGGTAATAACCGTAAGATCAACTCTTATGGCTTCCTCGGTCTGGCTGTCCTTGATATGATGGATCTTTATCGTCGTTATGCTCCTGATGGTAAGTCACAGGAGTCCTATTCGCTCGACAATATTGCCCACGTTGAACTAGGCGAGAACAAACTATCTTATGAAGAATATGGATCATTACATACTCTTTATAAAGAAGATTATCAAAAGTTCATTGACTATAACATCAAAGACGTTGACCTAGTGGATCAGATTGATGAAAAGGGAAAGTTTATTGAACTTGCCCTTACTTTGTCCTATGATAACAAGTGTAACTATGAGGACGTGTTCGCACAAGTCCGTATGTGGGATGTGATTTGTTTCAATCACCTAAAGTCAAAGAACAAGGTTGTTCCGCCTATTGAGAAACATACAAAGGATGAAAAGTATGCAGGTGCCTATGTTAAACCTCCTATTCCCGGTCTTTATAATTGGGTGGCATCTTATGACGTTAATTCTGAGTATCCTTCTGTTATTATGGGTTCTAACATTAGTCCTGAGACTATCGTGGAACCTGATGCCTACACTGATAGTATGCGTAGTGTATTGGGTCAGTCTGTCGATATTGATCGCCTGTTGGCAGGTGCTATTGATACCTCCGGTCTACACAGTGATAACGTTACCTTAACCGCTAACGGTCAATTCTTCCGCCGTGATAAGCAAGGCTTCATGCCTGAAATGGTCGAGAAGATGTTTGCTGACCGTAAGCGTTATAAAAAGGAGATGCTAGATGCCGAAGCGGCCTACGAAAATGAAAACGACCACGAGAAGAAAGTGCAACTACAAAAGAAAATTGCAAGATATAACAACCTTCAATTGTCGAAGAAAGTTTCTCTTAACTCCCTCTATGGTGCCATGGGGTCTCAATATTTTCGTTTCTTCGACCTACGGCAGGCGATTGCGGTAACAACAACTGGTCAGCTTTCCATTCGTTGGGTTGAAAAACGCCTCAATGCGTATCTCAATAAGATACTAAAAAGGAATGATGATTATGTTATTGCAATCGATACGGATTCGGTGTACCTCAATCTTAATAAACTTGTGGAAGCAACGATTGGAGAAACTGGAGCAGGCGTTGAAAGAACCATCACCTATCTTGATAAGATATGTGAAAATAAAATACAACCTGTTATTGATACGGCTTTTGCAGACCTTGGTTCATATATTAACGTCTTCCAACAAAAGATCGTAATGAAGCGTGAGGTCTTGTGTGACAAGGCCATCTGGACAGGCAAGAAGCGTTACATTCTAAACGTGCATAACTCCGAAGGTGTGCAGTATGCCCAACCTAAGGTAAAAGTAAAGGGACTTGAAATGATCAAGTCCTCAACACCAACATCATGCAGAAAGAAACTTAAAGAGAGTATCGATGTTATTCTTAACGAGGATCAAGATGCAATTTACCGCTTTATTGAGGACTATAAGAAAGAATTTGCATCACTGTCGCTTGCAGACATTTCCTTCCCGAGAGGAGTTAACGGACTGGTTAAGTATTCAGACCGACAAACTATATACTCATCCGGTACCCCTATGCATGTTCGTGGTGCTCTCGTCTATAACCACTTTCTACATAGTCATGGCCTTACTAATAAGTATCCTGTAATCAAGAATGGTGAGAAGATCAAGTTTATACATTTGACCGAACCAAACACCATTCAATCTAATGTCATTGCCTTTCCTCAAGGTGCAATCCCAAAAGAGTTTGACTTAGATAAATATATAGACTATAATACACAATTCGAGAAGGCATTTCTTGACCCTCTCAAAATCATCTTGGATTCCATTGGTTGGAAGACCGAGAAAACATCAAGTCTGGAGGACTTCTTCGCATGACCAAAAAGAAAGACGAAAAGTATAAACACTCACCCGCCCGTTTGTATGAGTTTGTACCAGACGAAGCATCCATTACACCTAACAATGTAGTCGAGTTAGCACAGATTGTCCGAGTTGGTATAGGTGGACATCTTCTGGAGAAACTATCACCAGAACTTAAAAAGCATTTCAAGGAAGTTGCGTAACGAGATTGTTAGCAACTAACTGACAAAAAAGGAGAAACTTATGTCAGATATTTTTAATCAGTTGTTGGCTGAAACCGACAACGAATACGCCGGTATTGCCAATGATGGCATTGCGGCAGGCGATGTGTCCGGTTTTATTGGAACTGGATCATATGTAATGAATGCCTTACTTTCAGGGTCTATCTATGGAGGTCTACCACAGAATAAAGTTACAGCATTTGCCGGTGAGCCTTCTGTTGGTAAAACATTCTACGCCTTGAATGTTGTTAAGCAGTTCCTAATTGATCATGCAGATGGTTTCGTATTCTACTTTGAATCCGAGTCCGCTATTTCAAATCAGTTTCTACGTGATCGTGGTATTGACTCTAAAAGAGTTGCTATTGTTCCAGTGGCTACAGTTCAGGAGTTTAGAACACAGGCTGTTAAAATTCTTGACCGTTATCTTGAAGGCAAAGAAAAACCGCCGATGGTGTTTGTTCTCGACTCACTAGGTAATCTTTCAACCGATAAAGAAATGGCCGATATTGCTGACGGCAAAGACACAAGAGACATGACCCGTGCCCAGTTGGTACGTGGTGCTTTCCGTGTTCTTACTCTCAAACTAGGTAAAGCTAAAGTTCCATTAATTGTCACTAATCACGTTTATGATGTTGTTGGTTCATATGTGCCGATGAAGAAGATGGGTGGCGGATCAGGTCTAGAGTATGCTGCATCAACCATCATCTTTCTTTCTAAGAAGAAGGATAAGATCCTGGATGATGGTGATAGAACTGGTGCTGTTATCACCGCACATCTTAAAAAGTCTCGAATGACTGTAGAAGATAAAAAGGTTGAGACACGCCTCAACTATTCTGCTGG